GATGTATTTTAATTATGAACATCAAACAAATATTTTTTGAAGCATTAGAAAAGGCAAGTACCGACAATTCAATTGAAAACGGTATATTTGACATTTCTAAACAAGAACATATTGAAGTACTAAGAGAATATCTATTAGAATCAAATATAGATTCTAAAATTGTCAATCAATATTTGAATAAAATGCTTGAAGGTAAATATCCAGAAAGACAAGCATACAATTCAAACGGTATTCTCGTAACATTTCCAACTCCTGAATACAAACAAAAAGCTATTCAAAGAGGTACTCATTTTGAAGAAAATCCAAAAAAGGGTCAAGCCAATGTGTTTACAGGAGATGAACAACCAGAACAACCAAGTGGTCAACAAATTGAATTTGAACCACAACAAACTCAATCTGTTCAACAACCAGAACCACAACAAAAAAAGAGTGATGATAGAACTCCTGAAGAAAAAGAACAAGATGCTTTAGCAATTGAAAAAGCATTGACTAATGAATATACTTTAGAAGAAGCTTTAAAATTTGGATTTTATAACAAAAGAAATAGTTGGTTTGATTCTTCGGGAGATTATGTTGGTAAATTGTGGAATATAGATGGTAAACAATTAATAATAAAATAAATGAAGAATAAACAACTATTGTGTACATTTACCAATTCTAAAGAATATAATGACATTATCCAAGAAATAAAAAGTTTCTATAGTGTTATTAACGGTAAAATATTTTTGTTGTGTAATGTCAACAATCCAAAAGAATTGTATGCTACATATAATGTTGACATAATCGATGGGAATACGATGAAATTTCGTAACACCATTAGTGTTCATAGAAAAAAAGAAACAAATACTCTTTATACTTTGAATGCGATGAACAAGTTGATTGCTGAAGAAAACAATGGTGTTTTTGATAAAACATTTCAATTGGATTGGAATCTCTACAGAAATTCAATTATTTTAACGAGCGAAGTATCAGTCAAAATTGTCTCTGTCAAAATTTTTGATATAATAAGTTGAAATCTTTTCGGATGTCATATATATTGATGACAACTTAATTGGTTGTCGTTAAATAATTCGTGTGAGTTATCTAATTAACTAATTAACTAAATTAATAATTAAAAAATTATGGCATTAGACATATCAAAATTGAAGAGCCGTTTGAGCTCTCTAACAAACCAAGGCAACAAAACCAATCTAATTTGGAAACCAAAGCCTGGAAAACAAGTGGTTCGTATCGTTCCCTACAAGTATCAACCTGATAATCCTTTTATTGAGTTGAAGTTCCACTATAATATCAACAACAAGACTTATCTATCTCCCGATAGTTTTAACCGTCCTGATCCAATCGTTGAATGGTCTAATCGTATGAAGAAGACCGGAAACAAGGAAGACTGGATTTTGGGTAAGAAGATGGAACCAAAGATGCGTACATATGCTCCTATCATCGTTCGTGGTGAAGAAGGTGAAGGTGTTCGTTTCTGGGGATTCGGCAAGAATGTTTACCAAGAAATTCTAAGCATCATCAACGACGTTGATTATGGTGATATTACTGATTTGGTAAATGGCCGTGATATTGTAGTAGAATTTCGTACCGCAGAAGATTCTGGCAAGTCATTCCCAGAAACTACAATTCGTGTTAAGCCAAATGCAAGTGTTGCAATTGATGTCGCTCAAAAAGATATTCTAACACAACAAACCAATATTTTGGATTTGTTCCCAGAATTTTCATATGAAGAACTCAAGGGAGTAATGAATGCATGGTTGAATCCAGAAACTCAATCTCCTGAAGGAACCGTCAACACTATTGTTGAAGATGATGCTCCATTTACCGCACCTTCAACACCAGCACCAAGTGCAGTTAAAAGTCCTACCGCATCACCAAGTGCAAAGGCATCAAAATCAAATACGGATGATGTAGCAGCCGCTTTTGATAATTTGTTTAACAGTTAAATAAATTGTTTGTAATGGGGTGGTAGTATATATTACTGCCACCCCTATTTTAGTTTTATATTATTATGAAAAAGAAAAATCAAGTTACACAAGAAACTCCTCAAAGAGATGAGTTAGTAGAGTTACTCGCAAATGAGTTAAATAAAGCAAATAAAGATGGCGGTAAGATTGCTTATTTCTTGGATGAACAAGAAAATCCCGCCGAAATTAGTGATTGGATTAGCACAGGTTCTTCTATTCTTGATTTGGCCATTAGTAATCGTCCTCATGGTGGTTTACCAGTTGGTAAGATGGTTGAATTCAATGGATTGGAAGGAACTGGTAAGAGTCTAGTGTCTGCTCACGTTGTTGCAGATACACAAAAGAAAGGTGGTATTGCAGTTGTTATTGACACTGAAAATGCTGCTGCTCCAGAATTCTGGAAAAGTCTTGGTGTAGATCTATCAAAACTTCTATATGTTCAATGTGAAACCGTTGAAGATATTTTTGAAAAGATGGAACAAATGATTGGAATTGTAAGAAAGTCCAATAAAGATCGTATTCTTACAATCATTGTTGATTCTGTTGCTGCTGCATCAACAAAAGTAGAATTGGAAAGTGATCATGGTAAAGATGGATTTGCTACTGGTAAATCTATTATTATTAGTAAGGCTATGAGAAAGATTACCAACATGATTGGTAAACAGAAAGTTCTTACTGTATTTACTAACCAATTAACAACACAGGTAAACTCAAGAAGGGTGAAGAAGTTATTGGCAATGAATGTAAAGCAGTAGTTGTCAAGAACCGTATGGGTCCACCACAACGTCAAGCTTCTTTTGATATTTACTTTGATAGTGGAATTGCAGATTATGGTTCTTGGATTAAGGTATTGAAAGAAAACAACTTGATTAAACAAGGTGGTGCTTATTATACCTATAAAAAAGATGATGGAAGTGAATGGAAGTTTCAATCCAAAGACTTTGTAGAAACAATGAAAACAGATAAAACTTTGAGTGAAGAAGTTTACTTGAAGATTTGTGATTCTGTAATTATGAAGTACAAAGATCCAAATAGTATCATTGTTGATGACGCAGTTGTTGACAATGATGAAGATGCTGGTGTATCATCTGAGAATGAGTAATCTATCTGACAGTGAAAAAAAGAGGTTGTTTTCTTTATTTGATAATGTAAAACAAGAAGACAGAGTTGGAGGATTGAATAGATCCTCCGAATCTGAAATACTAATTGTTGATTTCATGAACACTTTTATTAGAGCGTTCATGGCCTCCCCCTCCCTCAATTCCAATGGTAATCATACTGGTGGAATTGCAGGGTGTTTAAAAAGCATTGGTTATGCAGCTAAACTAATTAATCCCACAAAGATTGTAGTTGTATCTGATGGTCAAGGGGGTTCACTGAAAAGACGGAAGATTTATCCTCAATATAAAAGTGGTAGAAAGACTAAGATTAGGCTTAATAGAGCTTATGATGATCTTACTACACCAGATACTGAAGATAAAAATCTAAAGAAACAGTTGTTAAGAACCGTTCAATATTTAGATAAATTGCCTGTAACAACTATGGCAATTGATCATATTGAAGCTGATGACACAATTGCATATTTGGCAACAGAATATTTTAAAAATAGTAATGTTACCATTATGAGTGCTGATAAAGATTTCTTACAATTAGCTGGAGATAGAGTTAAAATCTGGAGTCCAACCAAAAAGAAATTGTATGGATGTGCAGAAATTCTATTGGAATATGGTATTAGTTGTAAGAACTTTATAAACTATAGAGTAATGGAAGGTGATGATAGTGATAATATTGACGGCATTAAAGGTGCAGGATTAAAAACTATTATCAAGTGTTACCCCATTCTTACAGAAGATAAACGGTACACATTACAAGAATTATATAATTATAGTGATACCCATAAGGGTAAATTGAAGTTATATGATAGTGTGTTGGAAAACAAAGATGTTATGCAACGTAATTATGATTTAATGCAGTTGCATGATACTCAAATTCAATCATTCTCGCAATTGAGAATTAATGAAATTATGGAAAAGCCAATCTGTAAACTTGACAGGTTTGGTTTTAGTAAATTGTTGGTGGAAGATTGTATGCAAAATAACTTTCCAAATAGTATGATATGGTTGAATGAAGTATTTGGAAAAATTAATTCAATGGTTCTGTAAATATTCTTGGTTTACAGAAAAACTATGATAGAGTTGGTGTAGATAAAATATATTAAAAATATGTCGGAAAAAATTATTGATAACCTAAAAAAATTCGGATCTGAATTCCAAATCAAATGTATTAGTGGTTTGGTGTCGGATAAAACATTCATTGAACGTATCAGTGATATCTTGGAACCAGATAGTTTTGAGACTGATGCACATAAATTTATCGTTAAAGAAACGATTAGTTATTTTCTTCAATATAAAGATTTACCAACCTTGGCAGTCTTTAAGGTTAAAGTAGATGGTATTGAAAATGATTTGTTGAAACAATCAGTTGTAGAACAACTTCGTTTGGTTTATCAAAAAATCAGTGATACTGATTTGAAATATATCAAAGAACAGTTTCTTGAATTTTGTAAGAATCAAAAGATTAAGAATGCTATTATGGAAAGTGTTGACCATTTGAAGAGTGGTCAATATGACAAAATCAAACATGTAGTTGATGTTGCGATGAAAGCTGGTATGGAACGCAATATTGGACATGAATACATGGTTGATATTGAAAAGCGTATGAGTCAAATGGCTCGTAAAACCGTCAAGACTAATTGGACAGAAGTAGATAGTATTATGGATGGTGGTCTTGCTGGTGGTGAACTTGGAATTATTACTGCTTGTGCTGGTAGTGGTAAGAGTTGGGTTCTTGCCAAGATGGGTGCAGAGGCAATGAAACAAGGTAAGAATGTTTTACATTATACGTTGGAATTGAATGAAAACTATGTTGGTCTACGTTATGACGCTTGTTTTACTGGAATTGATTTCCAGAATATCCGTAACAATATTGACATTGTTAAGAAGAAGATTGCGGAAGTTCCAGGTAAATTGATCATTAAGTACTATCCGATCAAGACAGTATCTGCACATAGTTTGAAGCTTCATGCTGAACGTATTCAAACTCTTGGTACCAAAGTTGACATGATTATTGTTGACTATGCTGATATTCTACGTCCATCACAAAGTGAACGTAATAGTAATAGTTATAGTGAAGCTGGTGGTATTTATGAAGAACTTCGTGGTGTAGCTGGTGAATTACAAGTTCCTATTTGGAGTGCTTCACAGAGTAATCGTGCTGCTATGGATGAAGATTCGTTATGTCATTGAGTCGTAAGATGTCAGATAAACAGGCTAATACAGCACGATTCCATGTAATTAAGAATCGGTTCGGACCAGATGGTATTACATTTCCTGCTAGAATGAATGCTGGTTGTGGTGATATCAGAATCTTTGCGGAAAACAGTCGTGAAGGTATGGGTATCTTGAATGAAATGAGTCAAGAAGAAAATGTAGTCAAGAAAATGATGAGCAACAAGTGGAATGCTCATAGTACAGAGGACAGTGAATAACCTATATATCAATTTGGGGAGAAAAAGTTTCTATAAAACAAGATTTATTTAAAGTTTTATTTTGGTCTTTTTCTCCCCGATTGGATAATTATTTTTTACCCATATGAATAAAGAAATTTATATTAAAAAACGTAACGGAAACTTAGAAAAGTTTAGTGCAGATAAAATCAATAAGGTTTTGCAATGGGCAACCGATGATGTTAAAAATGTTAGTTTTGAAGAAGTTGCTATGAATGCTCATCTATCATTCTTTGATAAGATGTCTTCTGGTGACATTCATACAATGTTGATTGAAGCTGCGTCAAATTTGATTAGTGAACAAAAGCCTAATTATCAATATGTTGCATCAAGACTATTGAATTATAGATTGAGAAAGAATGTTTGGGGTGGAAAGAATCCTCCTAAACTACATGATCTAGTTAGAGCTAATGTTGATGCATTGGTTTATGATGAAGAAATTCTAGAATGGTATACCAAACAAGAATTTGATAAATTGGATGAATATTTGCGTCATGATAGAGATCTTAACTTTACATATGCTGGTAT